GGTCTTGCACGCCTGTGCAGGGGGTGGTTCCCGTGGGGTTTGTGGGTTTTTTCACCATGGGATCAGGGTTTTTGTGGTTTGTTGTTGGAAACTAATGTTTGGTTCGCTGCGATTGCCTTTGCTTCTGTTGCATGTTCTGCAGATGATTTGCCCGTTGTCGAGGGTGTTGAGTCCCCCGCGGCTGACGGGTGTGATGTGGTCGGCTTCGGGGCTGGTTGGCAGCTGGTGTGTGCCCCAGGCTATCTGGGCTCCGCAGAGTGGGCATTCGGTTTGGCCCTGCTTGCGTGCTTGGGTGATGAGCCTTGCCCGCCAGCGCCGGTGTGAGGCGGATGCGGTGCGGTTGGTGTGTGCCATCACGCCCCCTGATCTCCTATGGCCCCTGTGAGCCTCTCATTGCTCCCGTAACGGCCTAGAAGGTGTTGGGGGTGGGAATACTCTACCAGTGCCCTGCTGTTCGATTCTGGGGGCTGTTTTGTTCGTTTGAGGGGGTGTCTTGAACGTTCCGGGGTGGTTGTTTTCTCCACTACCCCCTGGCATGTGAGAAATATCACATCGCCCCCCAGCGGTGTCAAAAGAAGAAGGACACGAAAGAAAAAAGGGGGTGGATGGGTGTTCACGTTTCAAGGCTTAGCGCTTGGCGCCTAGCAGTGAAGGACACAGGCTCAGCAGGAACAGCCTTAAGGTTTTAAACTCTTCTACTTATAATATACACTTTAAGTCTTACCTGGTGTTAAGGGTTTAAGCGTGACACGCCGTACGCCTTCAGCCGAACACGCTAAGCCTGAAAGGGACACGGGTGAAAGAGTGTGGGGAGTGTGTGATGGGAGCTTGCGACCAGAAGCACACGAGTCACACGGTGAAAAGTCCATCAGCGTTGACGGTTAAAGGTTCCTCTTCTCCCCTGATGAAGAAAAGAAGAGAAGAGAGAAAGAACCAAAGAGAGAAGAGAAGTAAAGAAGTTAACCCTTTAACTCTTCTAAAAACTTTTATAACTTATAAGTTTTAATACTTATATTATATTATTATAACCTATAAGCTTTAAGACTTATAGGTTATAATATTAAAGTTTAAGACTGATGGTTAACTTTAAGTACTTAAGGTCTTTAAAGTCTTATAGTTACTTTAAGTGTTTAAAGCTTATAAGCCTTTAAGTCTTAAACACTGATGTTAAGTTTATATCCTTAAGTGCTAAGCCTTTAAGGTTTTATACTTAACTTAGGTGTTAAGGTTGATAAGCTTTAAACGTTTAACTGTTAAGGTTATATATTTACTTTAAGACTTTAAAACTTTTATAGTAACTTAGATCCTTAAAGACTTATAAGCTCTTAAGGCTTTAAGTGTTTAAGCCTTAAAGGTTAACTTAGCTTTTAAGGTTTATATGTTATCTTAAGTGCTAAGCTGTTAAGGTTATTTATTAACTTTAAGTGTTAAGATTTATATATTACCTTAGGTGTTAAGCCTTAAGGGCTTAGCGCTAAGCCTTGAAGTCTTTAAGTCTTTGGTAGACTGATGGTAAGCGAGGTCGGGAAGTGCGTCAGCACTTTCTGGCCTTGCGTCCAGCTGGCTACCTGTCCAGCCTATCATACGCCGTCTAGACGAGTCAAACTTGACTGTTTGGCTCTATAGGCGGGTTTGAGGGCTATTTTGGGTGTTTTTAGGGGGATATGAACACAACTTTCTTCCTAAGAGTTTTCTTAAATTTTCTTAGAGTCTTGTAACCTTTACAGATGGTTCAGGCTGAAACCCCTAGCCGGAACGGGTTTCACTCCCGGACAGCTGTCACACTTCACTCTTGTGTCCTTTCCGAATACGCTAGGCCCATCAGTGCTGAGGGTGTTCCCTCAGGCTTTCGAGTACTCGTCGCTGAGGCTCCTCGTACTCTCAAGCCTTCCCTGATGGCGTGTACCCCTTTCAGGGCTGTGCCTGATGAGGCTGATGCCGAGCCCTTGAGGGGGCTCGGTGCTAACTGCTAAGACCTTAAGGCTTTAAGGCTGATGCTCCCCCCTCTTTCTTTTACTGTGTCCTTCTTCCCCCTTAGCATCCAGCACTGTCCACATAGTTGAGGCTTAGCTAACCAGGATAGGGGCTGATGATCTGCGTCTGGGGGGTTGATCGTGTATGAGGCTCTGGGAGGCGTCTAGAATCGATTAGAATTGCTTGGGGGTATGAATACCTAGCCCCCACCCTGCAAGGCGCTCCTAGGCGTACCCCTGAAGCTTTAAACGGTATTTCTGGGCTACACCCTCCACGCCAGATCGGAAGAGTGGCCTTGAGAGTGCACACCAAGCCAGGAGGATGTGATACATCTCACACGGTATGAGGGTGTAGATTCCATGCCACACCCATATGAAACGCTCAATCCGAATGAGCGTAGCCTTGACTATGGGATCGCAACCTACACACTCTAGAAACCGTAACAACCCCCACAACCACCGAAAGGAGCACACACCCATGGATGGCACACTCATCACCCCATCCTTCACATCCCTCTACAGGCAGACAGAAATCGACCCGCTCAGCCTCCACAGCCTCACCGGAAACCATTCAGACGACATCGATCTGGATATGGTGCGCCGCATGTACCACGCTAAAGTACAAGAAGCCATACGACTCATCCGGCCCCTGTGGACTGTCACCCTCGACGGCGCCGTATACGGCGACTATGGCTGGCGCCACCTCACCGAGAATGAGGCCGAGGAACTCCACGATCTCATCGACATGATCGATGTAGACGCCATCCTTGTCGCATCCACACGATAAAAACTATCAACCCACCATCACCAGAAAAGGAATCATGATGCAGAAGATCGCCAACCACTTCACCCAGCTCTACACCCCCACCCCGGACTGCCCGGAGCCTTTCGACCTGACACGCCTCGAAAACCTCCACTGCGACCACCTCGATTTTGAGGGCCTCGCCGAAGCCTACCGGCAGCGTGTAGAGACTGAACTCCACAAGCTACGCCCCGACACGTTCATCGCCACCGACGGCACCGTGTTCAGCCACGATGAGTGGAAGCCGCTCACCAGTGAGGAAGCCACACAACTCTACTGGAACGTGACCCGCATCAATGTTGGCCACCTACTCACCCTGTTCGCCCGATAACCCCCAACCACACACAATGAGCCTAGAATCGCCTAGAAATACCCGACCTATATAGTTGTACCCCCAAGACCCGCAAGGCGCTAAAATGGCACTACAGGAAGTCTTATAATGGAAAATAGGAGCAATCATGCAATGGACATGCCACAAGTGCGATAGCACAATCATCGGATACAAGCCAGAGCACTGCACAATCTGCCACGAAACATTCACGAGTACCACCTCAGGCGACATGCACCGCACAGGCGACCACGGGGTCAAGACAGGCCCCAATCGCCGCAGGTGCCTCACTATCGACGAGATGGACGCCAAGGGCATGCAGCGCAACAAACTCGGATACTGGACCAGCGGTGGCACATCCTATTGGGCGAAAGAAGCCATCACCCCTAGCCACACAAGAAACGCTCACACAAACTGAGCGCAGCCTTGACAGTGGGCCCAGCCGCTGAAAGTATTAACCATGTCAGCAACGAACAACACCCCGGAAAGGGGAACACAAAAACATGAACAAGAAAACGGGCTACACCATCGCCGGAGCCACCATCGCCATCATCGCCGCAGCCTCCTTCCTCCCAGCCCCAGACGACAATCCGCCACTCGCCTCACAGCCAGCCCCGCAAGCCACCACAGCCAACACCGAATGGACACCTGAAACCGTCCAACAGCGCAAAGCCAACAAGAAAGCACGGCAGGCCGCCGCAGTCCGCTCCCTACAAGCCGAACAGCAGAAAGCCCACAAGCAAGCCCAAACAAGGGGTGAAGAAACCTCCACAGGTCTCACCATGATCACCGCAGCACACACCTGCAACGACAAGGCTGAACAACAGGCCGCAGCACACGGTGTCAAATGGAACGGCAACCCCGACATCGACCTCCAACTCCACAAAATTATTGGCAAAGACACGTTCAGCATCGTCTATGGCGCCACCGTCCGCCAGCCGGGAGCATCCAAACTACCCGTCACCGTCCACTGCCTCGTCACCGGAACAGAAAACTCACCGCACGTCACCGACCTCAACATCAACCCGCAACAGTAACCCGCCAAGGAGCACCCCCAGCTATGCCTCTCCTCTCCCACTACACTGTCACCACCGGACTCGCCGACACGGCACACATCATTCACCACACCGGCGGCACACTCCGCACAGCCACCGACATCGCCTCCCGCATCAACACCCTCAACCCAAACATTAATCTCGACCACGAAATCAAACAGCTACAAACCATCGAAGCCGACCTGTACAACATTTACACAACCATCAACACCATCATCCAGGAGCAAGCATGAACACACCCAACAGTATCGAGTTGCACAGCTACGAAACGTTCTTCACCACACTGGCATGGATCCAGGGCGGCATCATCACATGGATGTACGCAACCGGCACCCGCCACAAGGCGGCCCTCGCCATTATTGCCGCATGCGCCCTCACCACCCTCCTAGGCGCCTCAACACTCACCAACAATCCCCGAGACACCAAATGATCACAACACCCATACTGATCGCTGAAACCCTCGCCATCATTATTCTCGCAGTAGCACTCGCCCACAACCCCAACCAGTAACCCCACACGTAAGGAGCACACACCCATGGATGAGCCCACCAGCATGTACACCGACCCTGATACTGGCGCCCAGAAAGAATTGAAACTTTGCAGGCTATCCCTCATCGACCCTACAGCTTTGCACGCCCTAGGCTCTGTGGCCGGATATGGTGCCACTAAATACGGCGACAACAACTGGACCGGCGGCTACCCGTGGAGCCACAGTGTCGACGCCCTCTACCGGCACCTCCTATCATGGCAGCAAGGAAACAACCTCGATTATGAATCCGGGCTGCCGCACCTGGCCCATGCTGCATGGCACTGCCTCGCACTCCTCGCCTACCAGCAACACGATGCCGGCCAAGACACCCGCAACCCATGGAACACCCACAAAGGCGACAAGTAATGCCCCTAGCACAATACCCGAAAACCATCCACCATCCAGGCCACATCTCCTACAGTTCACTCACACAGTGGGCCGAATGCGGTGAAAAATGGCGCCTATCCCACGGCTACCACACCCAACACCACACCTGGTACGCCACCATCGCCGGAAGCGCCATACACCACATCACCGAACAATACGACCTACACCTGTACAACCCCGACGAATACCCTGCACTGCCAGACAAACTCGCATCCTTCACAAACGTTTTCGACACCCAAGTCGCCCTCGCCGAATCCGAAGGCACAAACATCAAACCCTCCGGCAGAATATGCAAAAATATGTGCGAATCGGGCGGGCCACACAAGAAAGACTACAATTGGTGGATTGTTTACGGCCCCACCTTTGTGGACCGGTGGAAAACATGGAGGCGCAACCACCCAGAATACATCACCGCTGTTATTGACGGCCAGCCAGGCATCGAATACCCGGTAGAAACCACCCTCCAAGACGGCACCCAGATTGTCGGATATATTGACCGGGTATTCACCGACACGAATACGGGTGAAACCTTCATTTTGGACCTCAAAACAGGACGCCTACCCGCCGACAGTATGCAGCTGCACACATACCGGTACATGCTCAACCAACACGGTATCCATGTGACGAAAGGCATGTTTTGGACACCCGCATCAACTAAAACAGACAAACAGTCCGCCGAGCAGGGCACATCCACCGAACTCATTGATCTTGACAACAACATCTACCGGCATGTATCATCCATGTACAGTCAAGCAATGAAAGGAATCAGTCAAGGCATCTTCGTCCCACACGTCACCACACTCTGCAAAGGATGCCCCGTCCGGGACGCCTGCTGGGCCGTCAACGGGAAAAACTCGTACAGATACCCGGTAGAAACCACCGTACAGCCACCAGAAGCCGAAAACAAAGAAAAGGAAAACACGTGACCGACGAGCATATCACAGACAACGGAAAGCTAACTATCACACTCAAATACGGTGGCGACTATGCTGCCCCATGGACAGTCATCCGAGGAGACACTGCAGAAGACATCAAACAATCCATCATCGATCTGCTAGGAGGATTGAAAGACGAAACCGTCTCAAAAGACTGGGACCTCGCAACCCTCATCGCCAGCGCAGCAATCCTGCTTCAAGACCGATACGATAAAGCCGCCAAAGACTACGTCAACAAGATCGCCAACCAGGAAAACGACATCATCATCGACAAGATCCGCAACGCCACAAGCAAGACACAGCTAGCCGATCTCCTCAAACAGTACAAGAAGATCATCACCAGTAACCCTGAAGTGTCTGAGGCTTTCCGCAGCAAACGAAACAGCCTCACCCGATAAAAACCAACAAACAAACCAACAAAAATAGTAAAGGAAACAACAATGGGACTCGCCAACTACCGCAACAACAGCAACAGCACCTTCTTCAACCCGTCCCGAAACCAGGACGCCACCGCCATCGCCTTCAAAGTCCACGATGTCCAGCACAACACTGAAGGCTACGGCGGACAGACCGCCGATCGCATCTACGCTGATGTCACAATCTTCCACACCCTCCAGGATCTCAACAACGGCACCCCAGAAACCATCCCCAACGCTATTATCGAGAAAGCGCGCGGCAACAACGACCGCCCACACTCCATGATCCGCGACCTCGAAGCCTATCTCGGCGAAGAACAAGCCTTCAAACTCGCCACCGTGCGCACCAAAAACGGCTTCAACGCGGTCATCCTCAAACCCCTCGACGACGCCATCTACGATAAGGTTGCCGAATACGTAGACAAGCGCGACACCGGCCAGCTAGACGACACCACAGCCTCAACTGATGCTGATATTGATATCGACTCCATCTGACCACCAAAACACCATCCAACAGATAGATTAAGGCTCCGATGCTCTCTCTCCAAAGATCCTTCGAGAGGGCCTCCCAAACCGCAGCCGAGCTGCCCCGCATACCCCAACTAGAACCCCTCTACCGCAACCAGGACATGCACATCCACAAAGGGGATTTGGTGATGATTGCGGGGCGGTCCGGCAGCCAAAAATCAGGGCTAGCCATGTTCATCACCGCGATGCTCAACCAGCCCGCCCTCTACATATCAGGGGACATGACACCCTGGGAGGCCTCCACACGAATCATCTCACTCAACACCCAACACACCACCCAACAGATACAACACAACATCGACAACTACGGGCCAGAATACTATCGAGACAGCATCCACCACGGCGCGCACATCACATTCTCATTCCAGTCACCCATCACATGGACAGACATCACCATGGAACTCCAAGCCTACATGGAAATGTGGAACACCTTCCCACCCATTATTGTTATCGACAACCTGATGGACATCCAAGACTGCGAATCCGACTATCAGGCACAGCAAGAAGCCATGCAATGGATCACAGCATTAGGCAGGGACACCGGATCCACCATTATTGTCACCCACCACGCCACCGACAAAACCGGCACCGACATCGAACACCCCCCAGCACGGAGGGAAATCAAAAACGGCCTCTCCGAAAAACCACAACTCATCCTGGGAGTCTCCCTGTATGGCGGCGAAGACAACGGCAACGGGCTCACCATCCCCGCAGAGGCTCGCATCGCAGTGTTGAAACAGAGAACCGGCAAATCCAGCCCAGACGGAACACGATACGAGCGACTCAGAGCCTACCCGGAATACACATTCTTCGGACCCCTGGTCGAAAAACAGCCCTGGAACATGACACAAGAACATAAAGGACTATGATGGCTACACAACAGTCACGCAACCGGCGGGCCGGCGCCGAGTGGGAAACACGACTACTACACCAGCTACGCAATATCGGCCACAACATCGAACGCCTCCACCTCAACGGTAAAGAGGACGAAGGCGACCTCATCCTCACAACCAAAAACCACACCTATGTGATCGAAGCCAAAGCCGGCCAGCCACACCTCGCCGAATTCGTGAAACAAGCCAGCCGGGAAGCACGCAACTACGAAACACACCGAAACCGAGAAAACCAGTCCACCATCGGACTCGTCATCATGAAACAGCGCAACAAACCCTGGAGCGAAGCCTATGTGGTATCAACCCTCAACGAGCTCCTCCCACACCTCTGACACCCGCCGCCTCCTCGACGCCCACCACATACGGTACAATCCGTCCAGAAACGAGCAACACATCCTCTGCCCGTTCCACGACGACCACCAGCCCTCCATGAGCATCAACCTCGACAAGGGCGTCTGGTACTGCCACACATGCGGTATCGGAGGCGGACTCGCCCAGCTACAACAACGATTAGAGAAAGAAAACCCGAATGTACGACAGCATACGCCCCTACAACATTGCGGAACGCCGCCGAATCCAGAAAGCCTCAGCCCTCTACGAAACCCACCTCGAAAACATACTCGACCTGCTCTCGGCAAGAGGAATCAGCGAAGAAACAGCCCGCTACCACCACCTTGGATACATCGACAATGACCCCATCCCAGGCCACGAAAACTACAACCAGTGCATCACCATCCCATACATGTACCCCGTCTGGGGGGAGCCAGCCGAAATAAGAAAAATGCGTTTCCGCTGCTCACTCCCCCATGATTGCAAAACCCACAACCACCCCAAATATTTGACCCCGGCAGGGGACACAGGCTCCATCTACAACATGGCCGCCATGGCCAACCCGGCAGCCGAAATACACATTTGCGAAGGCGAATTCGACTCCATGATCCTCGAACAATGCGGATGGCCGGCCGTAGCCCTACCCGGCGCCACCTCGTGGCAAAACTTCTGGACCAAATTCTTCGAAGGCTACGACCACATCTACATCTGGTCCGACCCAGACCCGGCGGGAGACAAGATGTCCCAAACCATCCAGGCGGCGCTCCCGCAAGCCACCCATGTGCCCCTCACCCTGGGGGATGTCACAGACACCTACCTGCAGGTCGGAAAAACAGGGTTGACACAAGCACTAGACACTGTGCTACAATAAAACCACACAAGCAACCTAAACCAAGAAAGGCATAAAAAACATCATGGATCCCCTCGACACGTGCCCCATCCCCAACCGGCGCAACACCAGCCAAACAGCCAGGAGACGCACACGCCTCGCCATCTGTGCAGAAAAATGGGCTGATGGTGAAGACCCCACCTACATCATGCACACCTGGGGCACCACCTATGATGGGATGCGATCCATGATCCGCGCCAACCCCGACATTAAACTACCCGACGACATGACCAAACGGTTACACAAAGTATGCCGGGAAGCCTACCCCAAAAACCAGCCCAACAGGCACCGAAGCGGATGGGACGCCTACGAGAAAAACTACTACACCCACGAAATACTCTTCCTGAACCAGTTCAACATTCCCGCCCTCGAAATCATCAACCGGCTCGACGTCTCCTGGGCCATGTGGAAACAAATCATCGAAGAAAACCATCTCACACGGCTACAAGACGAAACCTACAATGCGTGCCGCTGGTACTATCTGAAACAGCAACACTCCGACTGGACCGACCAGCAAATCACACAAGCCCAACACGCCGGGAACAACACCTTCAACCAGTTCATGCAAGACGACCAGCCGGTACTATCGTGAGCATCTCGTTCAAACCCACCACCAAAGACAAACACGCCATACACAACATCATTGTTGAAGAATGGCTTAACAAAAACCAAGCACAAGACATTCCCGATAGTGTACTACAGCACATTATCGAATACTGCTGGGGTGCCTTCACAGCCAGCAACCGGTACGCCGTCGCGGCACAATACTGGAAAGGGCCACACCAGCCAGACAACGAGCACCAGCGCATACTAGTCGGCTACTACAAAACCTTAAAACAGGCAGAAAACGCGGCCAAACAATTCCACTGGAACACCCGGATGCAACAACAATGGAAAACATGGATACTACCCGTCCACAACGGCACCGTATCCGAGCATTTCACCAACCAGAAAACACTCTTCGACACACAAACCAGCAACCAGGATGACCAGCTGCCGGAACATCTCCAAAACGTCATGTGCGGCAAAACACTCCACCACACAGACGGAACCATCACGTGGTGCACACGCAAACCAGGACACGACGGCGACTGCCGCACAGGATGGCAGCCCTGCACACAACCCCTAGGACACCATGGCAACCAAAACTGAAACACTCATCCAACGCTACGGCCGCAAAGCCGCAGACGTCCTCGCCGACAAGACGATCCCCGCCTCGTGGCTAGCAAAACAACTCACCCAAGCCGGATACCCCATCTCCGCCACCGTTATTAAAGACTACCGCCGCAAACAAGCCACCACCACACACGAGGAAGAGGATACCCAGTGATAGACAACATAGACCGGCTACTCACACAGCTAGCCAACCACGACAACGCCATCGACACCATCGACGACAATCTAGCCAACGGCACCGTGCGCCGCACACGCATCTCCGAATGGACCCTACCCAACGGAGAAACCGGCCGATCCATACAAAAAATCATTGACCACCAACCCGCAACCAACCCCTACCCTATAGACGAACTCGTCAATAAACTAGCCGAATGGACACCCCCAAAACCCGAACAAGACACCCGCACCGACTACAGCACCGCAGCCTTCGTCATCGGGGCAGGAGACTTCCAAATCGGCAAAGGCATCCCCGGCGGAGAAACATCACACTTCGCCGACGACTACCTACACACCCTCACATCAGCTAAACACTACTGGCAGCAGGCAGGCAAACCGCAACGGGTCCACATCGCCTTCCTCGGCGACATGATCGAAGGATACGTGTCACAAGGAGGCAACAACGCCTGGCGCACACAAACACCCCTGACGGAACAGATCAGGCTCACCCGCATGGCCATGATGCAACTCATCCACCAATTCGACCACTGCCAAAACGTCACCATCACATCCATTCCCGGCAACCACGGAGAAGCCGTACGCTTCGGCAAAGGAGTCACCACCTACGACGACTCCTTCGACGTGGACTGCTGCCGGGCCATCGCAGAAGCCTACCAGCTCACCAACAACTACCCCAACCTACACTTTTATTTCCCCCAGCGGGACGAAATGACCACCACCGTCAACGTAGCCGGGGCCACCATCCTGCACGCCCACGGACACCAATGGCGCACCGGCAAACACTATGATTGGTGGCGCGGCCAAGAATTCCACAACGGCACCACATCCCACATCCTCATGGCCGGGCACCGGCACCACCTCGAAATCTCCGAACAAGGACAACGCACCTTCATCCAATGCCCATCCATGGAAGGAGAATCCACATGGTACCGGCACAAGACGGGCACCACCGGCAACCCCGGACTCGTGTGCTACACTATCAACAACAAAACACCAAACAACTACCAGATAGCCAGATGAAAGAGATGCCATGAGCCGACGACCAACAAAAGCCGACCTAGCCACTACCGCATCGTGGGTGTGGGCCACAAACCATCATCTACGCACACTCCACCGGGCATGCACCAAAACAGCCGCACACTACCCCGCAATCAGCGCAGACGACCTATACCAAGACTCCCTACTATATATTGCGGTGCGGGAACAATACCACAACCTAGACAACAAACACTACACCAAAATGTGCTACAGGGTAGCCAAACGTTTAGCCAACAAAACCACACAACACCTCGACCAGCCGAAACCCTTACCCGACATCATTCATCTAGCCGACAACCAAACCAGCAACTAACACAAAGGGAGAACACACACCATGGTTAAAACCACCATCGACGACGGAACCCAAACCACCATACTCCAAACAGTAGGCGCCACCACCACAGCAATCATCACCGACACCGAAAACCCCGAAACCATCACCGCCAAATACACTATTAGCAAAGATGGCACAGCCACCTACAGCATCAGCGGAAACACCTATTTGGGAGACCACCAACACATTATTAAACTCATGTACGACTACTGCCACTGCGTCGGACGATTCGACACCAACAACACCAACGACCTGTTCAGGGGATGACCAGTGAACCGAACCTACACCACCGCCGACATCATCCAAGCCGCCCAATGGATCTGGAACGGCGGCCCATGGAAACCGAGCGTGGAGCCAGGCATGCCACCCCCACCAACCGCCCCCCAACACCACGGCAACAACATTGTTACCATGATCGATCTACAGCTAGCCATCGACGACTACACATTATCCTGTGAACCCTCCAAACAGCGAAAACATTTAGCTAGGTTGGCAGCATTCCGGGAAGTCTACGGATACGACCAAACCTACGCCACAGCCGCCCAACGATTGGGTGTCACCCGGCAAACCGTGAAACAGTGGGCAGACCAAACACTGATGACGTTAACCGAATACGCAAACAGCACATACTACATGCCAGACGGCAACGAAGGAATGGCATAAAAACCATGGACAACACACACAACATCACCTACACCACCCTCAACACAGCGATACACCGTATCGTCCAACAACAGCCCACCAACATGCAACAACTACAAAACATTGTTGACAGTGTCGAAAACCAGTACGGTGTACCCATCTCCCTCGACAACGTGAACCTTACCGTCAACAATGTCAGCCTCGACGATCTCGCTATCGACCAGGACACGCTAGACGAGTGCAGCGAAATCCTGTGGATTTGCGACAGTGCAGGACACCCCACAAGCAACAGCAACACCCGTGGCAACAGCGAGGACCAGACACCCTATGCAAGCCAGGAAGCACTAGACTGGCTCGCCGGAATCGCATACCAGGCCAAACTATTACAGGCGGCAGCCGACGAGATCATGTGGGCTATCATCCGCCACCGCGACAACCACAAAAACGTTATCGGCCGAACCGTTCTCGACCAGGCCAGCGAAACCATCTCCACCTGCCTCCACCTGTACCAGATGCTCGAAGACACCATCGACAGCAACGAATCATAGCCACACCTTATATACAGAAAGAGTGCCCCAGCGGCAACCACCACACAATCGTGGCAGCACCGCTGGGGCACACATCTATATTCACTTATGCAACAGTAGACTCTACCGTGCCAACCTCCGACTCGGCAGCACGCTGAGGCTCATAGCCTACACCAAGATCAGCATCATCCGTCGGCTCGATCATGCCAGGATCCGACACATCCACCATGTGAGGCTCAACCAAGCCCCTGTCATCCGGTGGAACCAAACCCGCATCCACAGGCGTGGTTTTAGGCTTACCGGCCACAAACGACGGGCTACCAAACGAGGTAGCAACAGACAACACCGCAGCAACCGTAGCCGTAATCAACGCCGATTCCCACGGCAAACCGCGAAACGACTCCGCAGTATACGTGACCCCCGCAGTCACCCCCAACACAGCAACAAACGTTTGAACAAAAGTCTTTAACGCCCGCTCCAGCAGACCTAACCAAAACTGTTTACCCACAACAAACCACCATCACTTTTTCAAATCGTTGACAGCAGACTCGAGCCTGTCAATACGGCTACGACACTCCAGCACGTAATACCAGACACTCCACAGGGCATCCTTAGTGCGCCACAGTTTCCCCGTCACCGGATTCTTCACCCACGACAAGGCCTCGACACGCTTACCCAAATCACCATTCTGAACCTGAACCACACCAACATCGTGATGCAGCTTGTTCACCGACTGGGCCACCTGCGCCGACAACTGCTTAATCTGATCATGCAAGGCTTTCACATCAGCCATACTCAACTCCTCACTACTTGAACCGCCGCCGTGGCCATTCACCACAGCCATAAATTTGTCCCACGGAAACCACGGCCCCGGATCGTCATGATCCGACTGATGCCACGCATCCGTAACATCCACATGCCCGCAAACACCCCGCCTGCCGGCCTTCAAATCGGCCACAGACAGTTTCCTTTTCGGAACACCATGCTTGTCACACAACTGCCGACACAGGATAGCGGCACGCTCCACCGCGGGCCACACCTGCGGATCAAGCCACTGCTCCCGAGTGTAAGCATGACCTGGCACCCGGAACGAGGCGTGCGAACCCCCATCCGCGCAAATCTCTATACCCAAACTATGCGGATTCGGCGGGGCATGCCAACCAATCGTAGACTCCGACAAGCACTGCACCGTCTCCCCAACATCACACACATAATGCGCCGAACCACCAGACGATGGGGAAGCGAAATAGTTTGCTGTAGACACCGCCCGACCCGCACGGGACGCGGACGGAAACCCCACATCCGGGCATGTCGCATGAATCACAACCCTGTTCACCGGACTATTAGAGCCGGCAGAGTGATGCGCCGCTGGAATGTATCTCACCACACACCACCACCAAACACAACCAACATCAGTAACTCCTCTTTTATTTGTGGGATGATACGGTAACCACAGGAGACGGTTTCACACCCTCGCAGGCCGCAGAACCCGACACGGTAGAGGCCGTACCGTCACTATATTTCACAACCAGGCGGCCCCCGGAACAGTACACCGATATCACCGAACGCCCATCACGGCCATCGGCGCCATCCTTACCGTCTTTACCATCAGATCCGTCAGCACCGGCGGGGCCCCGTTCACCCTGCGCGCCTTGCGGGCCGGCAGGACCCGAAGGCCCCACATCGCCGCGCTCACCAGCCGAACCATCACGACCATCCTTGCCATCGGATCCGTTCACACCGTCCACGCCTGCACGACCCGGAACACCATCATGGCCATCCGAACCGTTAGCCCCAGGCAGCCCGTCAGGACCTTTCACACCATTCAAACCCGGGGAACCCTGCGGACCAACAGGGCCAACCAGCCCAGCCGAACCATTGCTACCATCCCGGCCATCAATACCAGCGGGCCCTTGCGGGCCGCGCTCACCAGCCGGGCCAGGCACACCCTGCACACTCCGCTCAACACGCTGAGCATCCACACACAAACCAGACTGGTGAAGCCGCACAGACTCCTGCCCGCCAGAAGCACACACCTGCCGCACACGGCTGGCCAACCCTTTAGCGGCCGTACCATTAGACTGGGCTTTAGCCTGCTCCGAATCCCGCTCAGAGGATATAGCCCCGAAACGTAAAGCACCCCCGGCAACCACCGCCAACAACACAAGCGACAGGAACAACAATATCAGGGAAGCCTTCTCAAACGAGCGGCGCTGCCTTTTTTCTTCCTCCAACTCCCTCACAATTCACCCCCCCCCACCACTATCAACAGTATCCTTCAAAAACTCGGGCAAATCAGGCATCTTCACCGGCTCAACATTCTCCGGCAGATTCGCGTTATAGCGGTGAACAATATGGCGAATATTCCACGTGTACTCTTCCATCGCATCAACCTGCGCAGACAACTGCCTAAGCCTCTTCTTCGACCTATACGTAGCCGCCTGAATCGAACCAAGAACAGTAGCGATAGCGGTACAAAGAGAGGCCACGAGTGTAGGTGTAAGCCATGACACTACAGCCCCCTACCACTACAACCACCACAACACGCCACGCAAGCCGTGCATTACACGCCGACAGCAATCCAGTTAGCTGCCGCGGGCACATCCTTCGGCTTAGACCCGTCATTCGTAATAAACGCCAACCCAAAATCCTTGGCAGTCACATTGTAGGCTTTCACATCAATCTGGGTAGTACCCCCAGCCGCCGTAGCCATAGACGCCACCACAACAGGCGGAGCACTAAACGGGCGAGCAAACGGAATCGTGTAAGCATACACAGCAGACCCGCCAAACGTGATAGATTTCGTGCCCGTCTCAATCCTCGGAGACAGGAGCATCCACTCGTTAGCATGGTTAGCCCACACAGCCCCCGAAGGCACCATCACACGGTCACCCTCCACAGGGGTAGGATCACACGCGGCAGACTCGCCGAACGCCACACGGGCAGCTATAGCCCTCCTGTCAAGCTGCTGCTGCAACCCGTTAGACGACACCACCAAAGTAGCCAACAGTTGCTGATGGTACACGCCAGGCTCCGCACGCAACACGTCACGGGCACGCTCAGCACGCCCCCCAGGAACAATCTCCAACTTCGCCGTATTCTGCTCCCAATCCCGCGACAGGACAACATAGTCGTAGCGGGTCTCACCCGGGCCCGGAAGCTGACCTGTCACCGTCTCAACAGCATTCGACGTGCACATCACCCCGTGAGCCCAAGCCTGCCCCGGCAAAACCTCACACAACACCGTGGAACCCTGAATCGTAGTGCCGACACGAAAATCATCCGGGCCCTTCACGGACGGCATATTACCCATCAGACCAGACATTTGAGCCCAATCAAACTCGGTCAACACACCATCAAACCCTTTACACACAATACCCACAACAAACCCCTCATCTTTTCTAGAATTTTTGCAAATCCCGCACACCCGCAGCCAAACCAGCCACACGCCGCGCCAACAGAGCCGACGGATTATCCTCATAATCCCCAGCAATCGGAGTCACCTTCGTCCACCCGTCACCAGGCGAATCACACTCCACATCAATCTGCCGAACAATCTCCGCGATAGGCCCAGATCCCACATCCACATAGATAAGATCACCCGGCATCAAATTGCCTGGCCCAAACCGCAACACATCCGACTCAGCCAACTCGATCTTAAACCCCGACGTGGCCCCCGACTCTTGCAGCACCTGCTCAGCCTCATCAATAAGATGCACCTTCTCGGAATCCGTGTTACGGGCATCCTTAAACACCTCAACACGATCAAACCAGTCATCCTCGGCCGCCGAATCAACATCCTCACAAAACAGCCTGTCCCGGCCCTCGCCGCGGCCACCAACCACCACCGAAGTAGCCTTCGGGGCGTCACGCACATACTCCCACGACACAATCGAACCCGACTCGGCAGTCAACACATGCGTCCGGGTCACAGCCGGCACACAATCAAACACCAAACCACGCTGATCAAACTTCGCATTCTCAAACTGGTTCACCGTGACAGTCATACGAGCCCACGACAACACCGGCAACAACTTGTCCGCAAACAAGTGAAACCGGGCCTGAAAATCCTTAATGAACCGTCCACGACTCTCATCATCGTTCATAAACAAACCAGGCGGAAAACGCCAAGCATTATCCCCCAACACCTGCTTAGCCACCGACTCAGCCGCACCCGAATAGTGGGCATAATCCCTGTCCGCACGCCACTCCATACCAACCATGCCGGGACGATAATTTACAGGCCACATCAACATACGCCACAACAGACGAATATCATCCTCACACGTGATAGTAACATGCGAAGAACGCCAAGGCCCAACCCCGTGCACCCTGCGCACAGGCCCAGAAAAAATCTGGCCACCACCATAATCAACAACCAGCCGTGCACCCGGCCTAGTCAACCCGTCAAGCCTGGAATGATCCCCCGACACCACCAACTCCAAAGTGGACAAACCATTCCACTTCAACGACAGTTTCAACGACTCAAAAAAATTGATAGGGGCCACACGGCGATAATCAGGTGTAAACAATGTTACATGCGGAACAAGACCAGCCATCAACTATTCACCAAGCCCTCAAAAACCTGTACTGCACCGACACAACAATAGCACCCAAACCAACCATCTCAATATTCACACTCTTCGAACCGCCAGGAGGAATAGGCGCAAACTCCCACTCCGTCAAACGATCCATCACATCCTCAAACCCGTCCAACAACGCAGACTGCTTACGAGGATCCGTATCAATAGTGATCCAATCGTACTCCTCGACAGGCCAATCCGAAGACACACGCAAACCATCAATCTGCACAGACCACGACTCCAACGGGCCCTCAACACGAATCACAGGCCACGCAGGCACATCACCCCTGTTAGACAGGTTATCCCAGCCCGAGCCCACACCCGGTGTTAACACCACAGGAAACGCTGTACCCTTCTTGCCGACAGGGCCGCCACCCAACCAATCCTGCAACTTCGCGTTACTGAAACGAAACTTCTGCTCATCCCCATACCAAAACGGGTCATAAGCCGTCAAATGCAACAGATAACGCGCATAACCGCGGTTCACTGGATCCACCGTAAACGTGTCATCCACCGAATCAAACCTGCATTTTAGCACACGCTCACGACCAGACGGGGTCTTCACCGACAGTTCCCCCTCCTCCCCGGGAGGAAAAGCAGACCACAACTCGTCATAGGCTTTCATGAAACCGTCACGAAACCCGCCTGCAGGATCCGGGTCAACACCCGACACAAGCACCGGCAAAGTCACCTCGCGAGGCTTCACATTAAACCCGCGCCACTCCGAGCCATGCACCCCAACATGAGTTTGAGAAAAATGCTCCACCTCAGGAACACCCAAACCGCGCAACGAATCATTCAACAACATCACCGGAGACGACCCCGTATAATCCGTCAAATGAAGCACACGCTCCGGACCATTACCAATCAACGGCAACATAGACCAGGTCACAGTCAAACCAGAACGATCAGACGGGTCAGGAAGAAACATGAACCGCACCCCCAATCACACGTAAGCCAAAGCGTTCAAAGCGTCACGCTGCTGCCGCTCAATCCGCTTCGCAAACTCGGCAGGATCACCATACGTCGGTCCGTTAACATTCACCACAACACTCTTCTCACTCGCACGCCGATACTGGTCATACGGGGTAAACGAGCCCACCGATGATCGCACACCAAACCGGGCATCAACCGCATCAGGCAGCCGACCAGCAACACCAGACATCGCATCCAACGCCAAACCAGCATTCCCGGTGATCCCCTCAGCCAAACCGGCAACAACCTGCCGGCCAACCTCGTCACGAAACACCCGAGACGGAGAATGAATACCCAACACCGACTTCGCCGCATTAGCCACCTGAGAACCCATATTACGCACCGTATCCAACAGGCCACTCAAAGCATTCCTGATACCATTACCCAAACCGGCCACCACATCACGGCCAGCAGACACCAACAAGGACCCCATATTACCGAGAGCATGCCGAATATTGCCAGGCAAATTACGGAAAAAACCCAGCACACCATGCACACCGTTAGACACCGCGGACCCCATAGCATGCATAGCAGAAGAAGCCGCACTCCGGGCACCATTAAACCCGCGCACAGCGCCACTACGAACCCTAGACGCCATCGAACTGAAAAATCCACCAACAGCAGACGCCACCGAAGACACCACACTACGAATCCCGTTCATCGCAGCCGAAACAGCGCCACGGGCCGCATTAAACCCAGACCGAACATGGGAAGCAACCGACAAACCAAGCCGCGTAAAAAACCCCACAACCGCGGCAACACCGCCAGAAATAATCGACTTAAAACCGCCCATAAACGCCGACGTAAACGACCTAATACGATTCCAGCCGGCCTGAACCACCGAACCCATACGTGCCAAACCAGACACAAAATGGGCCACAACCCATGAGATGACACGGGCCACAGCGGCAATCACACGGGCCACAGCCGACACGACAGCACCAACAATACGGGCCACAAACCCGATCACGGCCGCCACCATCGGAGCCACCACAGCAAGAATACGGGCCACCACCTGTATCACAACCGCAACAACCTGAACCACCACACGCATAACCGCCGCAATCACAGGCATCAACGACCGGATCAGGCCAATAATCGGCGGCAAAACAGACATGACCGCACCCAAAATCTGCTGAATCACAGGCATCAACACCGGCACCAACTGCATGACCACGCCAACAACCTGCCGTATCACAGCAACAACAGCCTGCAGCACCGGCATCAACGTAGGCAACAACATGGCAGCAACCTGCGTCACCATGCCAATAATCTGCGTGATCACAGGAACCAGCTGGGCAACCAGCATACCAATCACAGGCATCAACTGGGCCGCTAGCCCGGCCACCATACCAATAATCTGGGCAAACACTGGCGCCAACCGTGCCACCAAACCAGCAACCAAACCAAACACAGGCTGTATAGCGGCCATAATCTGCCCCAAAGCCCGGCCAACCACAGCCACAAGCTGCATAACAGCGGCACGGAACTGGGCGTTCGTAGCAAACATGGCAGCAAACAGCCCGATCACAATACCGACAGGGCCACCCAGGGCACGGAACACGCCGCCAAGCCCCCCAGCGGCACCCTTCAAAGCACCAAACGACGGCAACAAATTCTTCAACGACACCGCCAACGGGGCAAACCCTGCAACAAGCTTCCCCACACCGGCAGCAACAATACCAAACACCGCTGTGCCGCCAGCAAACATGGCACCCAAATTCACCTTAGGAACAGGCAAATGCAGCCTCGCAAAAATGCCCTTCAACTGCTCCGCCTTGGCGCGCATCTGTGCATTCATTCTTGTGATCATAGCCGGCATCCGGTTAATCCACGCCAAAATAGACGGCATCATCCGCTGAATACCCTGATCCACCGACGCAAACAGAGGCTTCACAGACTCCGTCACCGACTTGATCACCGGATTCAACGCAACAAAAATCTGCCGCAAACCGTTAAGAAACGGGGCCATAGCCGTAGCACCAAGATAACCCAGGGCGCTCTTAACGTTTTTCATAGCGCCCTCAAACGTCTTACCAGACGCCTGCGCAGCACCACCCATGCCAAGCTTCATCGCAGCCGCAAACGTGTTAAAATCAATCTGCCCCTTCGACACCATCTGCGACACCTCAGCAGATGTTTTACCCGTCTGCCTGGCAAGCAAAGACAGTACAGGAACACCCGCCATCGTAAGCTGCAGCATGTCATCGCCCTGCAACTTACCGCGAGCCATCACAGACGTAAAAATAGCACCCGTATCCTGAAACGACTTACCCGAAATATAAGACACATCGGCGATAGTCTTCAGCACGTCCGTCATCTGCCCGCCAGACTGCACACCCGAAGCAGACAACGCCGCAGCAGTCGAAGCCGCATCACCCAACGCATACGACGTACCAGTCACAGCCTCAATAGCCGAATTCATAATCGAAGACGTGTCCGACGACGTATGACCCAAACCAGTAAGCTTAGCCTGAGCCTCATCAATAGCCATAGCGCGAGCAATACCGCCACCAATAGTCACATCATAAATCGACCTGAGGCCCTTCTTAGCAACACTAATAGCGCCCACCATTGCGGCACCACCAAGCGCCAACTTCATGCCCTTAGCAAACAGACCACCCGAACGCTGACCCTCAGCAGGCATCACACCCGACAACTGTTTACCAACATCACTTTTAAGGCCGGGCATCTTCGTATACAACGACACATATGCGGAAGCAATCTCACCAGACATACACTATTCACCCCATAATATTAATCTCGCGAGACACCCCGCCACCGGCACGAACACGCGCCAAAATATCGTCCACCTGCCCAGACGTAAACCGGGCCCTACGCTCATCCGTAGGCCTCGCCACAGGCTCCGGCTGCCCCTCACTATTAGCAGACCTGTAATGATCCAACATGTCCAACACAGCCCACTCACACCACTCAAACGGGCGCTGCCAACCATTCAGGTGGGCCGCCAACTGGCTAGACGTATCGGTACACAACACGCCAGCCAGCCGGACAGCCTCACCCCAACACATCTGCGGGCCACCAACACTATAAACAGAAACACCAAACTTGGTGCGGAAATCGTATTCGATGGCCCCACGATAATCATCAATCAGGCCGTGGAGCCAAACTATTCCCCCAGCGAGGCACCCTTACCGTCAGGCTTGTATTCCATCCACTGGCGGAAAACCTCGGCCACACGAACCATAGGAAGCCCCTCCAGGGCCTCCACAGCATCAGCTGGGGCGGCAGCCTCCAACATAGAAAACATCACCTCAACCTGGGCGAAATCCGCAGACTCCCCCGACTGGGCAATCCTGGCGGCACGACGGAAAACGCGGGCAGGAACAGCCTGCGCTGTTTCCTCCGCATCCGCCAACACCCAGCTACGGTCACCAATCTTCAACGTGTAACCTGTGTCACTCATCTATCAACAATCCCCTAAAATCGTGTATCAGTTACCAGCAGGCGGATTCGGATCCGGCTGAGGCTTCGGAGGAGTATCAGCTTTTAAAGCCGTCATCCACCCCCGACCAGACACCGCATCACCAGTCTTATTAATCTGGGCAGGATACGCCTTCAACGTCACACCATACCCGTACACTTCACCATTCTTGCCCTTGATCTCGTCACGATCAATCAACTCAACCTCAGGGAAATAGTAGCGAATAACCTGATCACCATCAACAATATCCATCAGTAAAGCGTGCACGCCCGTCGTGGCACCAGGAGAAATATCGAACGAACCCGAATCGGATCCGGCAGTAACCTTCGACTGCCAAAACAGCTCGATAACCTCTTTCTTAGACTCGATCAGCTGGAAAGAAATCTCGATAGACGACTCCGTAGCCACAGTGCGAACAACATCCGCATTCTGCCAAGCCTTCAAATCATCCGTTTTACGCTCAGGCTTAATCTTAAACCCGTCATCAGACAGATACCCCAAAGCTGTAAGCCCGGAAGGAACCGCCTCAACACCCTTAATAGTATCACCGGCATGAGCTTTACCAATATAGACGTCACCCGTAACAGCAGAGCGAACATTAGACGCTTTACGTGTTTCAGCCATCATAACCCCCAAAAAACAATCAAACTAAAAAACAATCAAACTAAAAAACAACGATACGCTTACTCGGATTCGACAGGCCGGCACACCAGCTCAAAAAGCGAATACACATCAAAACGTGCACCATCAACCAGCAAATCAGGGCCAGTAGACCGCCGACAAAACACCACCGGGTCACCATCAACCCCGTCAGCCAGCACAGCCTCAACACGACGCGCCAACGACATAGCACGATCCGGCATATCAGAAAACACATTCACCCGCAAAAACACCTGCTCGCGAACATGCAACTGCGGGCCACCATCCAACGCCAACCAAATCAAGTCACCGCTGAAATCCTCAGACACCGTCCCCACACAAGGTATATCGGACAGCCAGCCATCATCCGCCAGGACACGTTTAGCCCACACACGCGGATCACCATAAACAATCACGACGCAGCCCCAATCGACCTCGCCAACGTGCCATGCTTCGCCTCAATACGCTTCCCACCCTTATAAGTGGTGCCAATACGGGCCACAGCCTCAACACGGTGAACCTGCACCTCCGACGACAAACCATTACGATACTGGGCCCTATCAAACGCGTTACCGCCCACATTCGCCGAAGCCGCACGCCTCACCCTCTCGCCACGCTCAGCCAACATAGACTGCACCCCAGAAGACTTCAACACCTCACGAATACCAGGCAAGTTCAGCTTCACATTCACATCCTGAGCCACAACCCATCAGCCCTTCTTACGCTTCACATTAACCTGCGTACCAGCATCCCAACCAGACATCGGATGATGCCACACGATAGGAGACCCGTCAGCCTCCCACACCACACCCCGAATACGCCACCGGCAACGATAACCGGCACCCACAACAGGCTGCTTGAAAAGCATCGACCAATGCTCATAATCCGAGTCACGCCCCGCAGCCTCATCCTCCTGCGACACAGAAGCATAAACGGCCACATTATGGAACACAGTCTCGACAGGCTTAGACCAATCCTCAACCTTGTCGCCAAGATCATCAACACGAACAGTCGGCTGAAGCATCACAACCGTTTCACCATAAGGAAAACCGGTCATATCATATCTCCCACAAAGGGCCAGCGTAGCCGTTAATATCAGACCCGCACGAGCAACCCTCACCCCACACCGTGGAACACACCTCAGAATGTGCATATCGACCATTAATAGTGGGGGTGATAGTGAACGCTTTACCAGCCCCACCATCACCCTCACACAACTTCTTCAACGCGGCAATCTCAGAAGGCCACAACAAATTCGTAGGAGTATTCGACCGTGTAGTCTGAGCAAACGGGCCCGCAGACTCATACTGCACCTGACCCGAAACCCCGGTATCATTCCAGCGCAACAGGGCCCTGCGCAGAATAGCCTTAGCGGCATCCTTGTATTTGAAATCCGGTTTAGCGATACAGGGGGCGACACTGACAGCCACAGCCTCCACATCGGCGATCATCGCCTCAAGCTTCTCTCTAGGAATATCGGCGAAAGGCTCAATATCCTCAGGCTTCAAAATGATACCCATCAACACCACCCCCTGCACATAGTACACATTCGCTTATCTTGTATCAGTTACCGGCCGGCGGATTAGGCTTCGGTGCAGCCTTCTCCTTCACAACAGCAAACGAATCAAGCGACTCGATAGCCACATACAGCACAGCCTCGGCACGAACCATAACCTCATTATGGCCCTTCAAGTCACGCCCAGTCTGATCCGGATCACCATACTCGATCAGCTCGATCGGGAAGTTACGCTGGAAACCCCAATGAACACGAGAGAAATCACCCACAATAGCCTTAACACCAGAAGCAGGCGACATCTCCGGGGCACCCGACACAGTCGAAGAAGCACCAACATTCAGCCCGCGCCAATTATCCAAACCAGCAAACCCGGCGGCAGGATACATAGGCTGACCGGCAAGCGGAGACCCCTTCGGATACACCTCAGTAGACAGGGCAAACGAGAACGCCGGATCCAAAGCAACACCGTTAGGAACCTGCAAACCAGCCCCAGCAATCAGGCCGACAGCCTTGACCAGATCAGCCGTAGCGGAATCCGTGGCATCAACCGTCTTCGAAGTCTTATCCAGCGACACCTTGACAGCCGCAGCAGGCTTACCCGTAGCCGGATCAACACCATGGAAAGCAATCAAATCCACGGCGCGACCAATCGAAGCACCAAGAGCAGGCGAAATAAGATCCTGCAAAACACCCAGACGGTAATCAGCATCAGCCCACATAAACTCGTCGCTTACGCGCTGCTGAGTCACAACCTTAATAGGCTGCGCAGTAAACGCCGAAACATCCACCGAAGCGGAAGGCTTAACCTCGCCCTCGCCAACAATCTTAGCGCGAGGAACACCACTAAACACGGCACCCTTCACCGGGCCGAAAATAGTCGGCTGCTCCGGCGACAGCTTCGCCAAAACACCAGAATCGATAGCACGGTCACGAACCGCACCAATCATAGAACCAGGAAGCTCAAGCTTCCCTGCAGAAAGAAAATCGTCAGCCATCAGAAATCATCTCCTAGAATTATTGACAAGAGCATCCACAAACGCGACACCCTCACGTCGTTTAACATCATCAACGGGGGCACTCCCCGCAAGACGGCGCACACCCGCGCCACCACCACTCTGGTCGATCAAACCCTTCAAAGCCTTAGCAGACTCCACCAGTGCTTCACGATCGCCGCCGTGCAAGAAAGCGATCGCATCACCCGACAGGCCACACTCTGAAGCCACCTCACGCTTCACACCCTCAAGAACAAACCCGTTAATCCGGTCTTCGAGTTCCTCATTCTTACGGCGAAGATCATCAATCACAGACCCCGCATCACCATCCGAGGCGCGAAGCTTCTCCAACTCGGCGAAATTACTTTTAGCACGAGACTCCCACTTACGGGCCTCAGCCTTCCAATCCGTGCCAGAAGAAGACTCCTCCTTCACGGAAACATCACCGGCATGATCATCGCCGGCAGCCTGCCCATCCTTCACAACATCAACAATGTCTCCACCCTTTCCGGGCTCAACAGCATCATTGTCAACATTCTGTTCCTCAACACTCTGATCGGCCATAGCCTAACCCTATACTCCTTGCGGAAAACAACACAACATTGTTGACCCCCGTGCGGGAGACAACCCTGTGCACCGATAACCGGCGGCACACAACCGGAAACCATCATCTCATGTCGCCAACAGTACGCATAGCCTTCAAAATATTGCCAGACGACTGCTGCAACCCATGATCATCAACCCACTCACGAGCCTTCTCATAAACCCGCTGATATGCGGTGTCCGCAGAGGAGGGCTCCCAACGCCCAACAACCTCAACCACCGTACACCCGCAATGATCATGATACTTCGAACCAAACGGACGCCTACCGGCACGCTTATGACGCCGAGTATGACCAGTAGTAAGCGCCCTCTCCTTGGTCGTATAATCCGACCTCGTAGCCAACATGGCACAAAAAGCGCACGGATCACCATCAGTCACCCTGCGCCACGACCGGCCCTGCGCACCCGCAGACCACTCAACCGTGTCACGGCCAGCATTCATCACAGCCCGATTAACACCCGCCGCCATCGCATCAATCGTATCCTTCGCCCTATCCGGGTCACTATTCATCATCTTCATAGTCGAAAACGACCGAGCCAACGCGGCGGCAGCATCAAACTCGTCATACACAATCAAACCAGGATCCACACCGTTAAGCTTCCGAAAATCCGACACGAACTTGCCCGCCAACGCCGCGGAACCGTCATGGCCGGCACGCTCCAACTCCACACACAAACGCACATACTGCGCATCCGTCATCTTCCCGGAATGCCACAAACGACCCAACTCGGCATAATAGCCCGCATACTTCCCAGCAAACCTGACCGCCTCACGCTGATACCCGGCAGCAGCCATCCGCGACGCAACACCCGAAGCCATCGCCTATCAAACCTCGCTAGTCTGACGCGATATAGCCCCAGCCAGCGCCGCCAACGGATCCGAAGACTCGGCACGATGACGCATCACAGCCTCAACCTGCACATCATCCAAACCCAACATCTCCAACACCGTCCGAGAATCAGCAGGCAAAATACCGGCACCCACAAGCTTCGTCACAGCATCAGCCGTAGCCGCCCGAGTCGGCGTCGAAGCATCACGCCACCTCAAACCCACATCACCGAAAAACGCGGCCTCATCAACACTCGAATCCAACGCCCTGGCAGCCAGGAAACCAACCGACAGCCAGCCCTGACCAAACGACGTCTGCCTCCGTTCGGCACGCTTCACAAGCCGAGACTCCTCCGCAGCCAAAGCCTCCCCACTAGGCGGGTTAGACGTGATAAACCCGAAATAGCGCTCCGGAACCGCAGCCTCACCCGCCGTCAGCTGAGCCAACAAACGCATCTGATCCGAATACGGTGTAGGAGAATTCACAGGAAACGACCCCACATTCGGGGTATCACCGTCATCATCCTTATCCACAGCCCACACAGAAGCCATCGACAGGACCCAGCCAGGCTGCGAAAACTCGTCAGCCGACACACCCGTAACCCACCTTTGCGGGTAGGCATAAAAGTCACGATTCACAGACTGCCCAAGCAAAGTCCTAACCGCTTCATCCGTGTAAGCCCTAATCGACCGGGTGATCTCCGAACGGCCATCAATCCTCGACGTACGGCGACGATTCACAACAGGCACCAACGGAACCGCACCAAGACTATTCACGATACGGCCCGTCTCAACCCACTCACGGCTACCCCGCCGCTCCACCTGAACAATCACATCAGGCAACAAAAGCTCAGCCTCAACAACCTCAGGATCACACGTCTGCTGAACCACCAAACCCGCATCCAAACGAGACCCGTCAGCCGAAAACCGGCCAGTACAATTCTTCGGCGACTGAGGACGAACCGACACCGTACCATCACCGCCAGGAATGATAGCCACAAACGACAACCCAAAAATCAGCGCATCCAAATGCACATCACACGACGCCGTAGCAAGCCTATTCGCAGCATACACACCATCCAAGCCGTAGCCGTCACCATTAGTCCAGCCAAGCCAATCCAGACGCTCCTCCAAAGCATCCACAGCAATCCCAGGCCACGACACAACCGTCTGCACACGCTGCAACTCCGGAGGAATAGCCACCCCCAAATCACGCACCCGATTAGAGCCCTCATAGTAGCCCTCAATACGACAATGCCACGAAGACAACCTCTTAATACGATCGTACATGCCCTCAATCAAAGCCAACTCATCCGCATTCATACCACAGACACCCGCTTCCTACCAGACCGTTCACGCCGCCTAGCCTTCGCCATCTTCGCACCAAGATAAGCCAAAGACACAGCCTCCAAAGGAACCTCAGAACCATCCTTAAACGAGGAACCCCAACCCCACGCAGAACCCTTCTTCTTCTGCACAGCCGACCTCACAGCAATATCCAACATGTCACGCCTCGAATCAGCCCTAGGGTGAGAAACCACACCCGACCTGACACCCTCCAGAAACGCCTGACACGCCTCCACATACACCCCAGTATCAGCCACAATCACGCCACGACCCGGAACACCACGATCACTTAAAGCCTTCTGCAACAACACCGCACCAGACCCGGCAACCATAATCTTTTCAGTGTCACCCCAACGCAACGCCAACCAATCAGCCAACCGGCCCACACCATCAACAATCGTGCCAGACAGCCCATCAATCACCTCAACATGAACACCAGCATCAGTCCTGCCAGCACCCGCCAACGCGACACGATCCCCCGAGCGAGAAAACGAGACACCAAAAACCTTCCCGCCAACCAGAGCCGCCTCATCCACAGCAGACTGGACCCACTTATCAGCAGGAATCACAGACGAAGCAGACTGGCCACGATCCCACCAGCCAAGCCGCTCCCGAGCAAACCCGGCAGCAGACATCGACTCATGCTCATCGCTCACGGTCCCAAAATTCAGACGACGACCCAACGCCGGATTAGTGTCACCAGCAAGCTTCCGCCACTGCCGCGACACATCATCCGGATCAGACTCGTCAGGAATCGAAAACTCCGTCCACGCAAACCTTCTACCACCCGACAAAGCCTGCCCACGAAGACGCAACACCACAGACCCGTCAGCCAACGGCCCAGGCGGCGTACCCAAAAAAATCTGCTGAGGATCACCAGACGGGGCAGCGCTCACCGTAGGAAGCAAAGCCTCCAACTGCTCATCCGACAACTCCTGAGCCTCATCACACACCAAATCATCAACCGTAAACCCGCGAGCAGAACCCCGGCTACGGGCCACAAACTCGACAGAACCCCAACCCGGACAACCACACTTACGCTCAAACGTGGCACAATCCGGGTGATGCAACACAATAGCCTCCTGACCATTCGTCGCACGAATCGACTTCACCATACGATACAAGTCAGGAAACTGCCGCTCATTCTCAAAAAACGACCTCAACCGCATAAACGCCTTACGAGCCGACTTCAACTCATGAGCCGTATGCAAAATACGGCGACCCTGAATAGTCGCCTTAAACAACTCCACAATCTCCAAAATAGCATTCTTGCCATTCTGCCGCGGAACAAACACCCCACACACACCCGAAGCAAGCCTGCCATTACCACCCACAGCAAGCCAATCATCCAACACCTGCTGCTGCCACGGATCAGGCGTCAACCCATACGCACGACCCAACTCCCCAGCATCCCCGCCAGCCGTCACCGAATACGCCGCAGCCACACGATGACGAGGAACCTGAGACCCAACAACACCAGACACCTAATCAGGCCCCCCTACGCTTCCTATACCGGTCAATCATCGCCACCGCAGAACCCCCACCACGGCCACCAGACGCAACATCAACCGAATACCTATCCAACATACCCATAAACGCCTTCACATGAGCCCGCAAAGAAGCCACAAGGTCAGCCCTGCCCTCACGCCACACCACATCATGAATCACCGCAGCATCCATAAGAAACAGCCACTCCTCATCAGACACATACGGCGCGCGACTATCCTCACCCCACACACGCCACCAACGACGCGTCTCCCCACACCACTCACGACCATCAGGAAGCTCAGGCTGCACAACACTCACCACCAACACAAAAAGTCGACAAACAGACAAAACCACAAAAGGGAGGTATTTCACTA